GATGGTGATCGCCGGGGACAGGTCGATGAGGGCGCCCGCGAAGGCCTCGATCACCGGCATCAGTGCGCCGGCGAGCGAGGCGGCGAGCTTCGCCACGATCGGGAGCACCGCGTCGAGCACCTGGGCGATGCCCTCGAGCAGGTTCGCCGAGGCGCCCACGGCGGGGGCGAGCGCCTGGAACATCGAGCCCAGGTCGGAACCGAGGTTCGCGAAGATGTCGGAGAGCGCGTCGATCGCGGGCATCGCGGCCTTGACGATCGCCAGCAGGCCGGGCATCAGCCCGGTGACCAGTTCCTCGAGGCCCTTCGTCAGCGGCATGAGCGCGGGCGCGGCGGCCTTGAACAGCTGCGCGAGCTCGGGCCCGATCGACTTGATGAATCCGCCGATCTGCGTGACCACGGCGCTGATCGCCGGAAGCATCGGCTTGACCGCGGACTGCAGGGTCTTGTCGATGGTGGCGTCGAGGCCCTTGAACTCCTTGGCCACCGAGGGGATTCCGGCGGCGACCTTCAGGCCCATCTCGGCCACCAGCCCGGTGCCGGCGATCGCGCCGAGGGCGGGCAGCGACGCGAGCGCGGCAGACAGGCCGGAGGTGTAAAGCTGGAACTTGCTCGGCACGAGCCATGAGCCGAACCGGGACAGGAAGCTCTGGCCCGCCTGGTCTCCGGCGTTGCCCGCGTCCTTCGCGGTCTTCGTCGCCGACGCTGAGACCTTCCCGAGGGAGGCGTCCACCTTGTCCGCGGACTTGTCGGCTTCCTCGGCGGCGCGCTGCGCGGCGTCCTTGATCTCGTCGCCCGCGCCGGCCGCCGCGTCATCGGCCGCCTTTGAGGCGACGGCGACCTTGAGGAACGCCGCCTCGATGCGGTGCAGCTGCGCCTCGGCTGTGACCGCGCCCTGCATCGAGATCTTCGGGTTCGCGGTGGTCTTCTGGAGCCGCAGCAGCTTCGCCTGCAGGTCGTCGAGCTTCGCGGCGCCCTCCGCGTCTTCGACGGTCGCGCGCGCCTCGGCCACGGTGTGGCTGAGCTGGTCGAGCTTCGCCTTGAGGTCGTCGAGTTCGGGCTTGGCCTGGTCGCGCGACTTGACGAGCACTTCGACGTAGTTGTTCGGCACTAGTAATCACCGCCTCCCGGCGGGGCGTAGTCGTCTTCGGGGTCGAGTTCGCCGGCGGCCCGCAGGACGTCGAGCATCCGCAGCAGGCCGGCGTCCTCGGCGAGCACCTGCGAGGGCAGCGCCCCGCCGAACCTCTTCGAGAGGCCCATGACGAGGCGCGCCTCGGTCAGCTCACCGGGCTCGGCAGGCCAATCGGCGTCATCGGGATCGAGTCCTCGAGCTCGTGCCGACCCGCATTCCTCGCGCCATCCTTCGATGTCCCGGACAAAGGGCGCGGCGCCTGGGTGACGCCTTCGAGCGCGGCGTTGAGGATCTCCATGGCGAACGGCAGGCCGAGGCTGGTCAGCCCGTCGTAGTCCGCCGGGATCGGGGTCTCGTCCTCGTCGTCCTCTTCGAGGTTCCAGTCCTCGATCAGGGACGCGAAGCGGCGCAGCACCGTCTCGAACGCGGCCAGGGCGTCCTCGCCCGGGTCCTCCTCGTCGAACCCGGAGACCGAGGAGGCGAGCCGGTTCAGGTCGAGGATCTGCTTGATGGACAGCGGCTTGATGACCACGACGAGGCCGGGGTGCTCCTCGAGTGCGACCTTGTAGCCGGTGCGCTGGACCTTGTAGCCCATGTCAGACCCCGGACCAGGTCGGCACGGCGCCGTCGGCGAGGGAGAAGGGGACCTGCCCGGTCAGTTCGCCGGTGTTGGACCGGCTCAGCTGGTAGTCGGTCAGGTAGTGGTTCGAGTTGAGGATCGCGCCGTTGACGGTCAGGGCGATCGCGCGCACCACGGAGGTCGAGGAGATCGTCTTGCACACGTCGTGGACCATGTTCGAGGCGCCGTCGAACACGAAGTTGAACTGCCCGGTCATGTCGGCGAGCAGCAGCAGCCGCTCGTGCGCGGACTTGTCGATGCCGGTGACGTCCTGGACGCCGCGCGGGGTGGAGAAGTTCAGGTTCGTGATGTCGGTGCGGATGTCCTGCGGGGTGCCGGAAGCGTCGGCGACGGTGCACGTCGTCCACGCCAGGCCGTTCTGCTTAGCCATGTCACATTCCCTTCGATGTCAGCTGCGGCGCGGACTGCGGCGCGTGTACGGGTGCTGCCTGGGCCTTCTCGGTCATCCGCGTTCGACCGCCTCTGCCAGGCGCTGCTGGTGCTCGGCGAAGTCCTCGACCCACTCGCCGGCGTTCGCGTGGCGGCACAGTTCCTGCCGGGGGTTGCCGCGGTGGTCCCCGCCCCGGCGCAGGAAGACCTCCGGGCGGGTGTGGTGCTCCTCGAAGCAGCGCTGGCCGGAGGCGAAGCGGAACACGACGATTCCCTCGCCCGATCCGGTCCCGATCTCCCGGTAGGTGCGGCCGGAGGCGCCGGAGCGGATGTACGCGGCGGCCTTGGCGTGTGCGGGGTTCGCGAGGTCGAGGATCGAGTCCCAGCCGTTGCGCCACGCGTCGCAGCCCACCTCGTGGCAGGCCGCGACCCGGTCCTTGTCGTGCGGCGAGACGATCCGGTACGTCGTCATCGCGCTCGCTGGCAGGAGCGGCTCGGTACGGAAGAGCTGCGGGTTCATCAGAACACCACCCCCGCGGTGACGTTCCGGGTGAACGCGACCGCGAACACGGCGTTCGTGAACGTCCCGGTGGTCGCGACCCGCAGGTACCGGTTCACGGTGGTCGTGTTCGACACGGCGATGCGCTGGAACGCGGGCGCGGCGGATACGGCGGTGAACGCGACGAGGCTCGACCAGGCCGAGCCGTCGGCCGAGTGCTGGATCGTGGCGGTGACCGAGGTGCCCGTCAGGGCGGCGACCTGCAGGTAGCCCTGGCCGCCGAACCCGGTGTTCCACGACCAGGTCCAGGTCGGCGCGACCGAGTACGTCACGGCGATCTTTCCGCCGTTCGGGACGGTGTAGGTGCCGTCGCCGGTGCCCGCGGTCACCCCGTTGATCGAGACGTTCGTGAGGGTGCCGCCGGAGATCACGACGGTGGCGGGGATGTTCGCCGGGTTGGTCGCGGCGACCGTGGACGCCGGGACGGCCGGGGCACTGGCGCCGCCGGCCGCGTCGAACGTGGCGCCGTTGGTCGCGGCGGTGTCGGTGCGCACCCCGGGGGTGAGCTGGTCGCCCCACTCCAGGCCGAACCCGTTGGCCTGCGCGTCAACCTTGAACATGAACTCGCCCGTGTTGCCGCGGGTGCCGTCGTAGTTCAGCTGCTTCGCGTTCAGGCACGCGGCGTCGTTGCCGATCCCGGCCGGGCGCAGCAGCATCAGCTGCGTGTCCGCGGTCGGCAGCGCCTTGAACACGTCGTGCGCCGCGCCGGCCGCAGGGTCGAAGAACACGTTGAGCGAGCCCGAGGCGTCGCGCAGCCCGGTGATGCGCGAGTGCGCGGACTGCGTGATGTCGGTGGAGTCGATCAGCGCGATCGGCGAGGCGAGGTTGTAGCTCTGCACGTCCCCGCCGACGATGTTGCCGCCGACGAGCAGCTGGTCGCCGAGCCCGGAAGACTTGGCCATTAGAGCTCACCGCCCTTGGTGGGCTTCCAGCCCTCGAACAGCTCTTCCGGCACGTCCGCCGACGCGGCGAAGTGCACGACCTCGCCGAGGTTCCATTGGCGTGCGGTGGCGCCCTCCGGCGTGACGTCGATCGCGTCACGCGCGGTGGACAGGCGCAGGTCCGGGCAGTGCATGCGCAGCTCGACGCCCTGCTCGGGGAACTCGATCGTGACAATCGCTGGAGTTGCCATTCATGCCCCCTGCGGGAAGACGTCGTTGAGGATCAAGGGCACCGTCAGTTCGGCGACCCGGTACTGGCCTTCGGAATCGGTGATCCAGCCCGGCTGCATGCGCAGCGCCGAGCCGTACATCCCGAGCACGTCCACGCAGCGCACCAGGCCGTCCGGGACGACCTCGTCGAGGTCGAGGTCCGCGTTGAACGCGGCCATCAGGAACGCCGCGGCGTACAGCACGGCCTGGTCGGTCTTGCCGTCCGGCGCGGCCATGCGCGGGCCTGCGATCCGGACCGTGAATTCCAGGCGCCCGGTGGTGGACTGCAGCCCGGATCCGCGCCCGACCGGCTCGAAGCCGCCCATCAGCACCAGGGCTGTCAGGCCGCGGCCGGGCGGGTTGCGCGACTCGTGGTCGTCGACCCGGTCGAACAGGTTCGACTGCTTGGCGATGTCGCCGAGGGCGGTGTAGAGCAGCTTGATGACCTGCTGCGTGAGGACCGGTGTGATCGCCATCAGGGCTGCCCTCCGAGCCGGGGCAGATACTTCTCGAGGACTTCTTCGGCGATCTCCTGCGCCTTGCCGTCCTCGAGTTCCTGGCGGGCCTTGGCGAACGGCTTGTAGCCCTTGAACCGGGACTTGCGGTTGCGAGTGGAGGTGCCCTCGAGCCACGGCGCCCAGGTGACGCCGGTGACCATGGGGCCGGGCACCGCGAAGCCGTAGTTCTTCTCCACGACCTCGAGCGAGGCCTGGAAGTCGCCGCGGGCGCGCCCGGTCTTGTCCATCCGGAACGCGCGCAGGTCCGTTTCGGCCCACTGCGCGCCCTGGCGGGCGATGTCCGTGGTCATCTCGGCGACGGCCTGCTCGCCGCTCCCGTCGAACATCGGGCCGGAGCAGTCGACGTACGCGGTCACGCTCATCTTCGAGGGCATCTCAGATCGCCCCCAGCCGTGCCTGCTGGCCGAAGCGGCGGGTCGCGCGCGACCACTTGTCCGCGAGCGCGAACCCGGAGGCGCGCATCTGCGATTCGCCGGTGCCCACCGTGCGCGAGTAGCCGGAAAGCTCCTGCATGACCTGGTCTGCGGCGACCGCGATGTTCAGGTCCCTGATCAGCTGCGGCGGCCGGTGCCGGTAGACCGCGGTGCCCTCGGCCGCGGACGCCGCGGCGGTGCCGAGTTCCCCGCGCAGCACCGTCAGCTGCCGGTAGGCGTAGACGGGCGCGCTGGCGTGCTCTTCGGGCATCGTGCCGGCCCAGGCGCGCACCACCGTGGCGACCGTGCCCGATACGGCCGTGACGAGCATCTGCTCGGCGTCCAGGACGATGACCTCGCCGACGTTGAGGCTGCCCGTTCCGGTGGTGGTGAGCT